TCCCGAATATTTGCAGAATATTTCCGACTGGACTACTTGGGACGGTACAAGCGAAATCACAGCGACCGACGGGGAAACTATTTGTGTAGCCGAGGCAGATAGTAAGAACCTTGCTATTGCAGCGGGTACAGCAACGGTAAACGCAAACACGAACTAGGAGGTGTTGACGGGTGACAGATGCGGAATTATTGACAGAGGTTAAAAAGAGAATCGGCATTACAGGCGACTATCAGGACGACACCTTAACCGGTCACATTCAGGACGTGAAAGACTTTATGCAGGACGCGGGCGTGTCCGAGGAAGTCATGCAGACAACTAAGATAATTGGAGCGGTCACCCGTGGTGTGTCCGATTTGTGGGACTATGGGAGCGGTAACGGGGAGTTTTCCCCTTACTTCTTTCAGAGGGTTACACAGTTAGTATATAAAGGCGGTGAGGTAGGTGAGTAGCTATAAACCGTCCGGGCCGTTTGTAACGCCTGTTATATTGCTAACACCGACTTACACGACCGTTAAGGGTGTGAGAAAAAAAGTGTATCCGGCTGACGGTCCAATAATTAATTGTTGCTTTAAAACATACGGCGGTACAGAAAAAAACATCAATGACGTGTACTCAATCGAGGACACGGCGAACATTGAAACGTGGTACAGGCCGGATATAAAAAGTGATTGTCAGATAAAACTGGCAGACACAGGCGCAGTATATGAGGTCATGAACGAGCCGGAAAATATTGATATGAGAAACCAATATTGTAAGTTTAAGGTTCGTCGCGTAAAGGGTGGTGCCTAGTGGGTAAGAACTTACTTAGGTTAGATACTAGCGGTTTTGAGGAGTATATAGCAAAGCTTGAGAAGCTAGAAGCTGATGTAAAACCGATTGTGACCGAGGCACTAAACAAAGCAGGTGTAAAAATCACAAGTGACACGACAAACGCCGTGGCAGAACCCAATTTACCGCGCGGTGGTAAGTATTTCACCGGCGAAACGAAAGCTAGTATCATCCAAAACCCACAGGCCTCTTGGTCTGGTTCTATCGCAGAAATCGGTGTGGGTTTTGACTTTGATAAGCCCGGCGCGGGCGGCTTTCTCATCACGGGTACGCCACGCATGGCTCCAGATAAGGCGCTAAATAAGATTTATAAGAGTAAAAAATACATGAAAGACGTTCAACAGGAAATGATTGAAGTTTTTCAGAAAGAAATCATAGCAAGAATGGGAAGGTGATGAGATGGAAGATAATTTGATTGATATTTTAACCGAATTTGGATATCCGGTCTTGCGTCAGGGAAGTTTGACACCTGATGAAAAATATCCCGAACATTTTTTTACGTTTTGGAATAACGATGCGCCCGATCATTCTCACTATGATAATAGCGAGTACGGAACGGAATGGGATTTCGATGTGAATTTTTACAGTACAGACCCTGAGAAAACCTATTCCGTACTGGCACAAGCGAGAACAAAATTGAAAGAAAATAAGTGGATTATCCCCGGTCAGGGATATGATGTGGCAAGTGATGAGATCACACACACCGGCCGTGGGTTAAGAGCATATTATTTACAAATTCAGGAGGTATAACCTATGAAAATTTTTGAGTACAGAGGCGTTGAGGGTGCTGTATATGCACCTATCGTAACCGATGATGATACTACTTTTGAAACAGGAACTGTTAAATCCTTAGCCGGCGTTTCTGAAATCGCAAAGTCAACAGATTCCAGTAATGAAGCACATTACTACGATAATATTCCGGCAGTTGTCGTTGGCTCTACTGGTTCTGACGAAATCACAATTAACTCTTCTGCTATTCCTCTTGATGTGTTAGCGGAAATCACAGGCCAGTATTATGACGAAGCAACAGGCATGATGGTAGAACAGGAAAGGACAACAAAGTATTTTGCATTTGGCTATCGTACAAAGACAACTGACGGAACAGAAATCCTTGTCTGGAGACTGAAAGGCACATTCAATATCCCGGATTCCGATCATGCAACAGAAGATGACGGAACAGACGCAAACGGTCAGGAAATCACTTATACAGGTATCTCTACAACACATAAGTTCACTAAGACAGGTAAGTCAGCAAAGGCAGTCAACGTAGATACGAGCCTTGACAAGGTTGATACTGCAGAATTCTTTAAGAAAGTCCAGACACCTGATAGCGTTACGGCTAGAGCATAATTAATGAAAAACAGGGTAATAGATACTATTAATAAAGATTAATTAGATTAATTACTATTAATTAATTGGAATCAAAGACACTCTCGCCTGTTTTGCTGACTATGAAACAGGCGAGAGGCTGAAATTTGCAAAGGAGGTAGTCTTATATGAGATTAGAAATCAATGTATATGATGAAAATGATACAATCATCAAGACTTGCGAGGCACATACGATTGACTTAGAGTTCGGAACAATCCGTTCTCTTATGAAGCTCTTGAATGTAGATAATGTAAATGATACCGGGGAACTTTTAAATATTGTGTACGGCGCATGGGAACAGCTTGTTGAAGTATTAGGAAAATGTTTCCCTGATATGGAGGCGGATGACTGGGAGCATGTCAAATTAAAGGAATTGATTCCTGCAATCCTGAATATTTTAAAGGCTTCTTTTGCTGATATCTTATCAATTCCAAAAGACCCAAAAAACTAGATGGCGGGGTAGATGATACCCCGCTTTTTGAAATATTATTTAATATTAATTATCAGCTATGTAAAGAGTTCCCAGCTATGACTCCTTATGATGTAGAAAAGAAATCTTTTCACGATGTAATAAGATTATATAGCGACGTGCGTGCAATGCAGATAAGGGAAACAAAGCGAGAAAATGATAAAGGCAATGATAATAAAGTTATCCGTCGGCCTGCCGGGGATAGCTGGTTTTAGGTGGTGAGACGATGGGCACGAATGCGGATACAAGTACGACAAAACTGAAAATGGATATATCTGACCTTAAGCGGTCAATGACAGAAGCAAGGCGACAAATAAGGCTTGCGAATGCAGAGTTTAAAGCATCCAGTGCAGGCATGGACAACTGGGCGCAGTCCGCAGATGGATTGAGCGCCAAGATGGACCAGTTGCGGAACACCTTAAAAGCAGAAAAGTCTATCTTGTCCGACTTGAATAAACAGTACGATTTGACGGTACAGTCACAGGGTAAGAATTCAAAAGGCGCACAGGAGTTACTTATCAAGATCAAAAATCAGGAGGCAGCCATTAATAAGACAAAAGCGTCTCTTGAAAAATACGGACGCATGTTGTCACAACTTGACTCCGAGGCAGATCAGGCAGCTAATGGTGCAAATGAAACGCGGTCAGCTTATGAAGAACTGGATAGTACGATTTCCAAGCAGGAAAGTAGTCTGCAGGGGCTTAAAACACGCTACGCAAGTGTGGTATTAGAGCAGGGAAAGACCTCTGCGGAAGCACAACAGTTAGCTGGCGAGATTTCGCAGTTATCGAGCGAACTTGCCGAAAATAAAAATAAAATGTCAAACGCTGCAAATGCAGCAGATGACTTAGACAACAGCTTAGAACGAGCAGGAAATGAAGCGGAAGATAGTTCCGGCGGCTTTACGGTTTTAAAAGGCGCATTGGCTGACCTTGCGGCAGATGGTATCCGCAGTGCGATAAGTTCACTAAAAGATTTTGCAACCGAATCCGATCAGGATTATAACAAGTTCCAGGCACAGACGGGCGCGAGTGCAAAACAGATGCAGGCGTTCAAAAAAGAAATGAATGAACTGTACGACAATAATTATGGTGAGAGCTTGCAGGACGTGGGCGACAAAATGGCATACGTCAAACAGGTAACTAAAGAGACGGATCCGTCAAAAATCAAAGAGCTGACCGAAAATGCAATAACATTAGAGGATACGTTCGGATCAGATTTCAATGAAACAATTCGTGGCGTAAGCAATTTAATGACACACTTCGGCATTGATTCTACTACAGCGTTTGATTTATTTGCGAAAGGTTCACAGGAAGGACTTGACTATACAGATGAATTAGGGGATAACATCTCCGAGTATGGCGGAAACTTTAAGCAGGCGGGATATTCTGCACAAGAATACTTTCAATTACTCGCGAATGGTACACAGAATGGGGCGTACAATCTCGATAAGGTTAACGACTCGATTAATGAAGTTAAAAATCGCCTTGGTGACGGTACAATAGGTAAAAATATTGGCATGTTCAGCAAAGATACCCAGACGGCTTTCAAAAACTGGGAAAGCGGAAAGGGTACGATGAAAGATGTCATTGAGTCTATTGTTGCCGATATCAATAACTGTACGAATGAGCAGGATGCCTTGAATATGGCTGCAACTGCTTTTGGTACGATGGGAGAAGATGCGAACCTCAAAGTTGTGAAATCACTCACATCGACCGGTAACACATTTAATGATGTTAAAGGTAAGATGGAGGAGATTAAAGATGTTCGCTATGATGATGTAGGGTCACAGTTTAGTGAAATCGGACGTAAATTACAAACAGGTCTCATTATACCATTAGCTCAGGAAGCTTTACCCGGGATAAAATCATTTGCGGATTATGCTATCCAGCATATGAATAGTCTTATTCCGGCTATCACGGGAGTAGGCACTGCGCTCGGCACTGTATTCATAGCGAGCAAGATAAGCGGATTTATTACGACATTATCGGGAATGGCTGCTGCAATGGGATTAGTTACTACTGCAACTACCGCAGCAACTGGAGCGGCGACAGGATTCAATCTTGCCATGCTGGCAAATCCTGTAACACTAGCTGTCGCTGGTGTTACAGCACTTACAGCTGGAGTAGCCGCATATGTAGTTAAAACAAAATTATCAAGCAAAAAAATAGATGAAAATGCAGCCGCAACAGATAACCTCATCAGTAAGCAAAAAGAGCTTGCGAAATCCTTAAAGGAATCTGACAAAGCAAGACAGGACGGTGTAAAGAGTGCAGAAGCCGAGGGGGCGCAGGCAGATATTTATTACGACCGTTTGAATGATTTAATTGGGGTAGAGCATAAGAGTGCTGCACAGAAAGCACAGATAAAAGATTATGTGTCAAAGCTCAATGACCTTATGCCGGACTTAAATTTAAAGTATGACGAAGAAAAAGATAAGCTTAATCAGTCCACCGAGGCATTAAAAAACAATATTTCCACTCAAAAAGAACTGATTAAGGCGAAAGCCGCACAAGCAAACCTTACTACGATAGCACAAGACATTGTAAAAGTTGAGACACAACAAGGTGAACTGACAAAGCAGAACGCTAAGAACGAAAAAGCGTACACCGAAGCAAAGAAAAAGACCGCGGAAGCACAACAGGCGTGGGCCGATGCGGGTATGCACGTATACGGTAAAGAGTATGAAAACTATCTGAAGTTAGCGAAAGCGGAAAGAACAAAAAAAGAAGCTTATGAAAAGACAAATAGCGCACTTGAAAAGAACAAAAAGAAATTACAAGAGCTTAATAATGAGTACGACCGAACAGAAAAATACGCGGAAACGACCATAAACGCCGCCGAAACCGAGAAAGCACTTGACGCAATCACCGAAAAGATGAAAGCAAAAGGAAAGAAAATCCCGAAAGCCGTGTCTGACGGAATCAAAGAAGGTCAGTATGAAGTACCATCCACCGTTGAGGGTATGGAAAACCTTATTAAGTTTGACAATCTGGCAAAACAGGCGAAAGTTGACGGCGTGAAAATCCCGAAAAGCTTAGCCGAGGGAATTTCCAGCGGCGAAATTTCCGCGCAGGAGGCAGTGAACCGCCTTTCAAATATCGCGAAATTTGACAATTCACAGACGTTAGTCGCCGCAAAAGAAGCAGGTATAAAAATACCTAAATCGTTACGGGATGGAATCGCAAGCGGTAAAGTGTCCGTTGAACAGGCCACGAAACAGTTACAAAGTGCGTTAGATTTTAATTCTAGCGACGTTGTGACTAAGGCGAAAAATGCGGGTGTGGAAGTGCCTAAATCGTTAGCAAACGGAATCGCAAGCGGAAAAATCAGTGTGGATACCGCAACAAAGCAGTTACAAACCGCGATTGATTTTAAACAGACATTGACGCAAGCCGGTATCACTGGAAAGCAAATCCCACAATCACTCATGCAAGGGATTGCAACAGGAAAAACCAGCGTAGACCAAGCCGCGAAATTAATCAATGACGCGGTATCCTTTAAGGATGTAGCGGCAAAAGCTGGACAGGACGGAACAAATACAGTCAATAACCTTGTCAAACAGATTTTAGCCGGGAAAACGACCGCGGAAGAAGCGGGTAAAGCATTAGGAAAAGCCACCGTTGACGGACAAAAAGAAGGTTCTAAAGGTGCGAAAGCCGCCGGGCAGAAGCCAGGTAAAGACCACGCCACGGGCGCAAAGAGTACGACCGGCGCGAATAAAAAGGCAGGACAGGCAGACGGTAAAGCCGTAGTCACTGGACAGGCAAACGGAGCAAAGAGTGCGAAAGCGACCGGAACAAAAGCCGGTAAGAATCACGCCGCCGGAGTATCGGCTACAAAAGGACAGAACCAGAAAGCCGGTCAGACAATCGGAAAGAGTGCCGACACCGGTGCAAAAAGCGGTTCCGGCGGGATGCACAAAACAGGTGCAAAAGCAGGTACAGAATACGCTAGTGGCGTAGGAAGTAAGACAGGAACCGCGAGAAGTAAAGGTAAATCGTTAGGAGATAACGCCAAAAGTGGAGCCAGTTCCGTAAGTGCATATAGTTCCGGTACAAATTTTGCACAAGGTTTTATCAATGGTATCGGTTCACTCGTAAGTGCAGCGTATTCTAAAGCCGAGTCTCTAGCTAAAAAGGCATGGGCCGGACTGAAAAAAGGACAAAAAGAGGGTTCACCGTCCAAGTTAACGACACAATCCGGTAAATATTTCGGACAGGGTTATACAAACGGTATTCAGTCCATGACAAAAGCCGCCGTACAGTCTGCGGCGCAGATGGGTGTACAGTCCGTACAATCCTTACGGGACGCGCAAAAAGAGGGTTCACCGTCCAAGTTAACGTATGACAGCGGTAAGAATTTTGTGAAAGGGTACATTAACGGGATTGTAAGCGAACAGACAGACCTTACGAACACTGTAAAAAATACAGTTAAGAGCGTCATAACTACACTGGCCGGATTAAGTAATTTTAATTTTTCCAGCGTGGCAAGTGAGGCAAGTTCTGTATTTTCTAAAGCGATGTCAGATAAAATTAATTATATGACTAGCAAAATGCAATATCTAAACGAACAAAAAACAGCTGGTTTAGAGAACCAGTTGTCTAAGTACGAAAGTAAGCAAAGCACTTACCAGAAAAAATATGATACCGCTAAGAGTAAGTACGACAAAGCAAAAACGAGCTATGACAAAGCGTCAAAAAACTACAACAAAGCAAAGAAAAGCTACGACAAAGCAAAGAAAAAGTCTGATAAGACGAAATATAAAAAGCAGATGGCGACGTACAAAAAGGAAATGGCAGCCGATAAGAAAACTATGGCTGCGCAAAATAAAAATATGTCCGCTGCAAAGAAACAGGTTGATAATTATAAACAGCTAGTCAAAGACCAGACTAATTTCAATAATGCTTATCAAACCGCTTCATCACAAATGCTTTCTGAATTTTCGAGTGCGATGAGCGAGTATCAGACGAAAGCTGAAGCCTTAATCAACGATACGATAAACGGTATTACCGACACCTATCAAGCTCGTTACGACGATTTGATAAGTAAGCAGGACAATCTGATCTCCAAGTTAAAGAGCGCAGGAGATTTATTTGAGATTTCGGGTGCAGGTATCATGACTATAAATGATATTAAGGCACAGACACAGAATATAAAAGACTACGCTCAAAAATTACAGACCATTAAAGGAAAAGTGTCATCAGAGTTATGGATCGGCTGCTATCTATGAGTGATGCGGATCTAAAAGCATATTCAGATGCGTTTGATGAAAAAATGCGCGTATCTGAAGAATTAGCCAAAAAGACATATCAGAAAGATTTTGAAAATGTCACAAAGGAATATAAAAATTCCTTGTCCGCAGCCTTTAAAGATTTGCCAAAACAATTCGAAGAAATGGGCATCGATGCAATGAAAGGGTTTACCACTGGCCTGACAAAGAATACAGATTATATGACAAAAGCCATAAAAACGATGGTTAGTGCTATGGTGGACGAGTTCAAGGATGAACTGGACATACATAGCCCGTCAAAGGTTACTGCGAAAATAGGAATATTTACTGCGCAGGGGTTTGGAAACGGATTACTTGACAGTATCAGTCAAGTGCAGGCAAAGGCAAAGAAATTTATCAATAGTGTGACTAGTCCGCTCACAGATATGGCCACTAATATTCCGAATGTACGAAGTGCGGTCAAAAGTAGTGCCAGAAATGGAATTGCAAATAGCAATCAGACGATTGTAAACAATTATAATCTTGTGCAGAACAACACAAGTCCAAAATCGCTTTCAGCACTTGAGACTTATAGAGCTAGACGGCAACAGGTAAGCATGGTTAAAGCTATGACACAGCCAGTGTAAAAGGGGGATAACGAATGTATGAGTTAATCGCACAAAATAAGTACGGGGAACAGTTAAAAATGACGAATAATCCCCGTTATGTTATTACGGATGTAGACGGTCTTTATCCCCCGGAAGGAACTATAAATACAACGCAGGTAGCGAATACGGATGGATCTGTATTTAATAGTTCTCGTATCAATGATCGTGTTATTACCATCACCATGGCGATAAATGCACCAGCTGAAGCAAACCGCATTTTGTTGTACCGCTATTTTAAAACGAAGTATCCGGTACGCCTGTATTATAAAAACGGTACGCGGGACGTATACATAGACGGCTACGTTTCAAAGTTTTCAGTGGAGTATTTTGAGAAGAAACAAACTGCACAGATTGAGATTACTTGTCCGATGGCGCTTTTCAGAGCTACAAAGGAAAGCAGTACGGAATTTTCGAATATAGAAAATATGTTTACTTTTCCGTTTGCAATCGAAGAGGCAGGGGTACCGTTTTCTTACATTGCGTTGGGAGAACAGAAAACTATTATAAATGGCGGAGACGTGGAAACTGGCGTGGTTATACGCCTAAATGCATTAGGTACGGTCAAGAATCCTAAAATCTATAATGTAGATACGATAGATCGCATGATATTGAATGTTACAATGCAGGCAGGAGATGAGATTACGATAAATACGAGAAAAAAAGAAAAGTCAATCACACTTCTACGTGATGGAGTAACGACTAATATCGTGGGAAGATTAGAAGCGGGTTCAACATGGTTTAACTTACTGCCTGGCGATAATGTATTTACATACGAGGCGGATGAACTTCCGGAAAATCTACAATGTACATTTATAATCAACAATCAGTTTGAGGGGGTGTGAGTATGGACATTTATGTGCTCGACTCTACTGCACAAATTCTTGATATGATAGATAACTTTAAAAGTATAATTTGGACAGTCCAGTATTTCAATGTCGGTGAATTTGAATTAATCGTACCGGTGACGGAGAAAAATATTGCACTATTGCAAAAAGATAGACTGCTTTGCCGGGACAAAGATCGCAACGGAGATATATGGCGGAATGTTATGATAATCGAAAACGTCAAGACAGTTGCGGATTATGAAAATGGTGACAGCATGACTATATCTGGCCGGGGCTTGAAAAGTATTGTAGGCCGGAGAGTCGTGTGGCAGCAAACAAATCTGGCCGGTAATGTTGAGACAGGAATCCGGCAGGTACTCACAGAGAATATCATTGCACCGGCCGATGAGAAACGAAAGATTGATAACTTTATTCTTGATGAACCTGCCGGGATTACAGATACATTTGATACACAACTGCTGGGCGAAGATCTTGACGAGTGGATAATGTCTACTTGTCAGACATATGGTCTTGGCTGGGACGTGTATATTAAAGACGGGAAATTTGTTTTTATACTTTATAAAGGATGCGACCGGTCATACGGGCAAAAAGACAATTTGCCCGTTGTATTTTCAGATGAATTTGATAATCTCTTAGCCTCCACCTACACTTATGAACGGGCAGAATTTAAAAATGCAGCATTAGTGGCAGGCGAGGGCGAAGGAGTAAATCAACGCACAACGACAGTGGGCGATTCTGGCGGATTAGAACGTTATGAAGCATACATTGACGGTTCAAGTGTATCGAGCAACGGGACAATCATCACAGAAGAACAATATTATAAGATGCTACAAGATTATGCGAAAGATGAGCTGAGTACAACATCATTTACAGAATCGTTTGAAGGAAATGTAATTCCCGACGGAAACTATAACTTGAACGAAGATTATTTTTTAGGTGACGTGGTACAGGTAATTAATGAATATGGTATAAGTGCAGCTCCTCGCATTGTCGAAATAATTGAGAGCGAGGATAAAAACGGAAAATCAACCGTACCGACGTTTAGTACATGGGAGGTGTAAAGATGGCAATCACATATGGATTTTTTAACGCAATAAAACAATCAGACGGAACGTATGACCGCATGTATAATGCAGACCAAATGAGTACATATTTTGAAGGATTGATAAGTGACGGGATATACGAAAGCGTAGATGATGGTATGCAGGTGTTAGCTGCTTCGGATATGCAAGTGCAGGTTGGAGCGGGCAGGGCTGTTATCGGTTCAAGGTGGCTTAAAAATACAGCAGCGTATCCGATCATACTTAACCGTGCACATGTAACTTTAAATCGTTATACCGCTATCATAATCAGGCTGGATTTATCGGCGCGTACAATTGAAATCACAACGAAAGATGGAGATAATGCGACAACTCCAGCGAAACCAGTGATGGAAAACACCGAAATGATAAAAGAAATGTGTTTGGCGTATGTTTATGTGGGCAGAGGGGTGACTGCTATCACACAGGCGAATATAGAAGATACCCGGGCGGATAATAGCGTGTGCGGCTGGGTAACAGGTATTGTGCAACAGGTCGATACAAGTAAATTGTTCTTGCAGTGGCAGACGGCATATGAAGAATTTTATAAACAGATGCAAAACTGGCAGGAAGAACAAAAGACAAAGTTCGATGTATGGTTAAGTGCATTAACAGGAGAATTAAAGGTAAATACATACGTTCAGAAATTTCACAAGGTCATTGATATAGAAGAGCCGAGCGGTGAATTTACACTTGACATGGCGAATTATACCCATGCCGCTGACGATGTGATTCTTGTAAATGTTAATGGTATTTCGTTAGTCGAAGATGAGGACTATTCGTTAGATACGTCAGGTGAACAGGCAGAGATTTTAACGAATTATGAATTGGAGGCTGGAAATACGTTAGAGATCACAGTTTTAAAATCAAAAATCGGACAGTCTTAATATTTAAGAGCAGCTACTAAGCTGCTCTTAAATGCGCATGGATGTTATTTACTGAATAGTGATATGTTCAACAGTAGCAGCAGGAATAGTGACACTTTTTCCCAATGTTGATTCATAGGTATACAGACCAGTTGATGTTCCGTAAAAACGAATCTCGTCATCTTCAAGGATACGAGAACTTAGTATGGATGAATCGTATTCAATTAACATTACTTTATTATAATCATCGCTAGTAGCAACACGCAGATACACGGTGTCACTGTAAGAGCTTTCTGATACCTGTATTACTTTGCCCTCAAATGTGATTTTATTTCCTACATAGTCATCTGGAGTACGGGCTAACTGACTATAAGTGATCTGAGGATTCCAGTTTTCTTTATTGTAAGATTCCTTTTTCGTTTTTTTCTTTGCTGCTGTTGTAGCTTCGGTGACCTCTGTAGTAACTTCCTTATAATCATCTTCTGTCGTTAACTCATCGTAGCTATTATCACTATCTTCTGAATATTCTAGCGAATTTATGATATTTGTTAGATTGGAAGAGTAGTCGTGCTTGTTATCATCACGTGTACTCATCATAACATTATACAGTTTTTTGTTATAAAAAAACACATACATGGCAATATTTCTG